ATTGCAATAGGTTTTGTATAACTTTCAAGTTAGAGTATCTCACAAACCTAACTATCAGGCTTCCCGACTATTTTTATACCTCCTTAGAATACTTACCTTTTTCTATTAGCCAATTGATTTTTTGATGTGACTTCTTGCATTTTTGACAAGTTAAAGCAGCCCAACTTAAATGATAAACACGTCTTATATGTTCACAACTAGGACATTTAATTAATGCCCCTGCATAGCGTTTACATTTTGAATAACTTGTCATAGGTACAAATGTAGTCACTTGTTTACCTCCTTATACATTGTTTTCATTTCTAGTTTTATAGTTGGTGAATCATCTACAAATTTAGTTTTGTAATTATCTAGATGCTCACACCATAAAGTTTCATATTTTTCTATTTCAGAAAGCCATAGAGAAGATGGCATATTTTTGCTATTACCATTAAGGTAATTTAGTTTTGCAATAATTTCTTGTATAGTCACTTGTTTACCTCCACAAATTTTACTCTTTCTACATACCAACCATAAGTTTCTTCAATCGCATCAACTAATTCTGTATGATTTTGAGCCTCCCATAATAAGTTTTTTGTTTCAGCTTCAATCTGATTCTTACCATGTTCAGTAATGGGTGCGTGAAAAGGATTTGTATTTGAAGTGTAATCAAACTTTATATCAGTTACTAATAAACTCATTTGTTTACCTCCTTACAGGCTAGTTCTATACCTGCATTACAATCTGTAACTGTCATGTCATATAGAGTAGAATCGAGGGCTGTATAAAACAACCCTGACGCTGCTAACATCATTAGAAAGTTTTGCATTATGCTACCTCCTTTGCGTTAAATAAAGCTGTTCTTGATGCTTCATCTAGTATGTTAAAACGTACACCTTTTGCTCTTCTATTCCAACCTTTTGGTGCATATACATCACCTGTTTCTCCTTCTACGAAACAAAATACCCTGTCATCAGCCATAACCTTAGAATAAGAATTGTCATGGTTATCTGTATACAATGCAACCCTGTGATACTTTGTACCCCAATCAAAGGTGTAACGAATTTCTGTATTAGTGTTGTTGTCGTTAAGAGTTTTGCATAACTCTTGTGTGTAGTTTGTAATTGCTTGAGTGTTAGACATTTGGATAACCTCTCGATTGTTTGGTACATTCTTAGTATATACAAGGGGTATACCCCTATAAAGAGTTTGTTAACAAATAGTAACAATAAATATTTTAATCATATGCGTTTCTTTTTTTCAGCACTTCCACCTCTGCAAAACACTTAAGACAAGATAGATTAGTTCTTACAGAATATTCTGGATAAGTTGGCATAGATTCATCAATATCAATATCACCTCCTACTATGAGTTCTGTATTACACCAATAACAATTCATTTTATTAATCTTGCATATTGTTCAATAGTCATTACTACACGCCAATTATCACCTTCTGCACAACCTGGTCTTTTATTAAACCTAACCATAGTAATAGCATGGTCTACTTTTGCATTTAGTCTTTGCTGTTCTGCTTCTCTTGGCTTTCTAAGTACTGCTTCACTTTTATCTTTCATATCACATACCTGCACAACAGTATTAGGTATACCAACTAAATCACCTTTATCTTTATCCTGACCTGCACCAAATCTACGTTCTATTATATGTCCTGTAGCTGCTGTTAAATATATACAGGCTTCTCTTTCTGCCCTGTCTCCTTTATTCTTTAGTGCGTTCATTTTTCTAAATCTGTTATTTTTTTCTTCAATTGGTCATACTGGACTATATATTCTTTTGTACTAAATTCTTTTTTATTACTAAAATGATACCTGTCACTTAATGCACCTAACTGTACATATAAATCATCTATCATTTGTTGCTTTTTTTTATTAAATTCTACAGATAATGCATCTGGTTCTTTTGGTTGCTTATTCCAATATGCTACTAACATAAGTAACTCTTTTACTCTTTTAAGTGCCTGTTCTATTCTTTCTGTTGATTTCATCTTATAGACCATGTAAAACCTGTTTCTACTTTAGTTGCAATACCTTCTTCTCTTTCCTGTTGTTCTTTATCTTCTATTGCGTTAATCATATCTTTTCTAAATTTATTTGTTGTATCACTATATTGCCATTTTTCTGGTTTGCGTTTGCGTACTGCTTTAACACCTTCAATACTAAATGTACTCATAATAATACTATCCATATAGTATTTTTCTAGCACCATCTTTTTTTCTGTAATCTGCATATCTATATCTTTTTTTTGTAGTTGCAATACTTTTAACTGTCTTAATAGTTGTTCTGGTTGTGTGTTCATTGTTCAAATTTAAATTCTTTATGTTCTTTTGGTTGGTAGTCATCTGGTAAATGATATAGCCATTCTAAAAACATTCTTGCAGCCATCATAATCTGTTTGTCATCAAACTTAGCTAACCATTCTTCACGGTCAATTTGTTCTAATTCTTCTTCAAATGACATAGCTGATAACAAATAAAGAACAATAATTACATTTAGTATGGGGTATACCCTTATTTAATGCAACCTTTACTAAAATTTTACTTGTTTACTGAAGTAAAGGGTTCTAGCTTCTTCATAATCGTACATACATTCCTGTGGGTTATAGTCTTGTGTTTTAATTCCATCTGGTGTTATATAAATTACCCTGCATGACCATAAATCAACACCAGGATAGTTTTGATATAGCAAAGATACATAACCACCCATCTGTAACCTATGGTTTTTTTTCTTATATACTTCTTGTGTTTTAAAATCTGCTAGACATAACATACCTGTATTTTTATGCTGTAATATCACATCACAACTACCTGCAATATCTCTTTTTCTATCTACCATACGTAGCTCATTTGCTACACAATCCCATGTTTCCCACATTCTGTAGTTAATTAATTGTTCTACCCATTCTTTATATTCCTTTGCATATGCTAATGCTAGTGTTTTATCTTTTGTTTCACACCATATCTGTACTGCTTCATGTATAGCTGTACCTCTTATTGCAGCTTTTTCCATTTCTTTACTTACGTATGTATTTTCTTTTATTACTTCAGAAACAGAACGTGCTACATATTTTTTACGTTTTAAATCGTAGTATTTATGTGGTTCTGGTAAAAATTGCAGAAAAGGGTCTTGTATAAGAATATTTTTAATATTCATAAATTACTAATATGCAGTGTACCTGTAGAATTACTAAAAAATATATGACCTGCAGCAGTAGAATTACTATTAGATATAGATACAGTTTTAGTAGTTTTTTCTTTTACTATTTCACCTTTTTCTGCTTTTTGTATAGCTACAGAATTTTTACCTTCAATAAAACCTTTATTATATTGATTTTGCATATCTGAATAACTATACCCTTCTCTTTTCCCATCTAGATAACCTTCATTATATTTTGCATTTAAATGTCTATCTAATTCTTGTTGATATTGATTTTTAACATCTTGTATACCTTTTCTATAAGCATTATCTATAGCACGTTGTATATCTTGTTGTGATGCAGGTTTTTGTCCTTTATAAAGTTGCACATTTATATTTTCTCTTGCTACAGCTTCTATAAATTTTGTAGCAGCAACCATAGCTTCATTTTTATTAGGGTTTTTAGTAGCTAACCTAAATAGTTTTTCAATTTTTTCTATATTCATATTCCTTTTTCATATTCCACAGGGTCAAAAGTTATTTTACCTGTAAGTGTATTTTTCCATTTTGGTATGTTTTCTAAACGTAGTGATGGTGTTGCACCAGATTTTGTACGTAGTAACCTTTTCCATTTACCTGTACCTGTTTCTCTTTCATAACCCATAGCAAT